AACGAAACAAGGGTCGCAGAGCAATCTTGCGGCGTTGGTCCGTGCGGCTTGAGCTCAAGCCCGGCGTCGGCGGGGCCGATAGCCGGGGCGTGCCGGTGGGGTGCTGTGGCTATGGCAACCCCTTGGAGGTCTGCACTGCGCAGCTTTCGTCCGGGCGCCGCTGTCTGCTGTGCGAGCGCACCGGCGGATTTCCCTTGCCCGCGTGGTGGCGCGGGGCCTGCGAGGCCGAGGATCTGGCGGGGCCGAGCGTCCAGGTAGTGCCGATGCGAACGCCCTCGCTGCCCTGGGCGGTCATCTGCTTCCTCGAAACCAGATACGTCAACCCGCGCTGGCCAATCGTCGGCGCGCGCGATGCGGCCGAGGCCGTGCAGCTGGCGATGGCGCGCGGCCTTCAAGCCGCAAACGCTTCCCGCTTGGAAGTGATCGGGCCGGGCCACTGGCGGGCGCGGCGGGTGGTGGTGCTTGCGCGCGATGCCTTCGCACGCGTGGAACGGGGGAAACAAGATGCTGGAATTTGAACTGAGGTTCGACCGCGATGCAGCTGGCTTGATTGTCGGCATTGCCTGCAAGATCGGCCCGGCGATCGAGCGGGAGCCGGTTATGACTGCGCCCGGCTGCGCGGTGATCGAGGTCGAGCGCTTCCTGGGCGCGGCGCTGCGCGAGGGCTGGGCGGTCGAGGGGCGCAACCCTGCGGGCCTTCTGCACGCTGCCTATCGCAAGTGGGCTGAGCAGCACGGACAGGCCGGTCTTTCGATCAAGGGCTTCAACCACGCGATGCACGCCGCTGGTTTCGTCCAGATCAGCTCGAACGGGCGCAAGTGGCTGCTGCCGACCGGCACTGCTGAAAGGCTTTGCCCCCACGCCCCCGGCGGTGCCGGGCTTCAGCCTTCCGGGGCGGGAAGCAGGCGGCCGGGTGCCGGTGCAGGGGTGCGGGGCTGATATGGCCCGGCCCGCTACTCTTCCGCGTTCGATCGTCCCGGAAGGTCAATCAGGCCTGGTATGGAAGGCTGTAACCCGCAGAATTCTGCCATTCGTCGGCTATCGCGGAAGGTCGGAAGGCAATTCCCAGCTCCCCCATAGAGCGTTCGAAAAAACTCGCGTGTGGGAATTACCTCATTTTCCCTTCCATCCCCTCCATTGTTGCAAGAAATGCAATGTAGAGAATGAGAAGGGATTGAAAGGCCTAGAGAAGTTTGGGCTTCGCCACCTGCTGCCGACCTTCCATAGGGCGAAAATCTTCCCTTCCATCGATTGGAAGGTGGAAGGGAACGACCACCCCCGGGGGGTGGTCGAAAGTCTGCAATCTCAATCGCTTGGTGACCACCGCCCCCCTCACTCAAAGACTTTTTTCAGCGCCGACGAAATTTCAGGGGCAGGCGCTAGGGGCTTCTCGCCCTGGAGCGGCCTAGGAGCGCGCGCGGCGCAGTGGGGCGGCGCGCGAGGTCGCGGGCTTGGACTTGCGCTCTGTGTGGCTCTGGCTGGCGCAGCGCGGGCCTATCGTGGCGATCGAGGGCGGGGGCGGATCGATGGCCGCGCCGGATAATAAATTCACGCTCGACCTGCTGGGCGACCCGGCTGACCCGAACAAGGGCGCAAGCGGTCGGCCGCGCCATGTCGCGACGGCGGCGCTGCGCCAGCGTGTCGCGCAGCTGCGCGCCCGGGGCATGGGGCAAGACGCGATCGCCGACGCGATCGGGATCACCGCGCCGACGCTGCGCCTGCACTACCGCGACGAACTTGGATCGAAATCGAACGCCTGGCGCCGCTGGGCGAGCAAGGAGGAAAACGACAATGGCAGTCCGTGAAGAGGTGGTGCGCGCGGTCGCGCAAGACGTTCGGGACGCAATCAACAGGGGGGCGGGCTGCACTGCCACCGGCGGCGAAGTGCTGAAGGCTGTTGCCCTGGTGTTCGGTCAAGTGATGTCGAGCCTGCCGCCCGAGGCCGTGGCGGCGTGGCTGCGCCGGGAGGCCGCACGGATCGATGCGCTCGCCCGAACTTCGGCGGTCAACCTGGGCGAGCTGGAGACCCGGCAGTGAGCGCTGAACTTCTCGAAGCGGCGCGGGTGCGCGCCATGTTCGCGCAGCTGATCGGCAATCTGGCAACCGCCGGTGTCGCTGCGCCGGTGATCGGGACGGGCGCATTGCTGGCGCTGATCGAGTTCATGATGCTCAACCAGGGCGTCGAGCCGACCGCCGTCTGGCTCCACAACCACGGCCGCGCCGTCGATGAGACCGGGGACGATTGGCTTGCCGCGCTGAATCTTGACGGTCGCCGCAATGATGGTTAATCATTGGGCTCTCAAGTGCGCGGGATGCGCAGTTGACCCGACCCAACGTCCGGGATGGACGCACGGATCGGCCACAAACCTGACTTTCAGGCTTATGGCGGAGTGCGTCCTTTGAACAACCAGGCATTTCCTTTTCAGATCAAAGAACTTTCGCAGACCGGCGAGATTGTCGGGCTGGCTGCTGCCTTCGGCAACGTCGATAGCGGCGGAGATCGTATCTTGCCTGGCGCGTTTGCGGCCTCGCTCGCCGAACATCGCAGCGCCGGAACGACGCCGGCGATGTTGCTTCACCACGATATGCAACGCCCGATTGGTGTCTGGACCGAACTTGCAGAGACCCGCGAGGGACTGCTTGCCAAGGGCCGGATCACCATCGACGCAAAGGATGGCCGCGAAGCCTATGAGCTCGCCCGTTCCGGTGCACTGTCGGGCCTCTCGATCGGATACAAGGTCGAGCAGGAACGCCTTGCGGCAACTTCGCGCGACCTGGTGAAGCTGAAGCTGTTCGAAATCTCCCTGGTCGCAATGCCCATGAACAACCTGACCCGGCTTCACTCGGTCAAGACGATTGGCAGCGTCCGGGACATCGAAGACCTGCTGCGCAGCGGGGGCTTGTCTGGTCGGCAGGCCAAGGCGGCGGCGAGTGCGGCTTGGAAGTCCGTCAATCCAACCCAACACGACGACGAAGCAAAGGCCGTGCTGGCCGATGCAATTCGGCGCCTGGCCAAACTGTAAAGGAACACTGGCGATGAACGATATTGCTGAGCTGCTGAAGCAGCATACCGATGGGGTCGAACTGAAGTTCGAGGAATACAAGACGCTCACTGCCGCGATGGCCGCGCGGCTCGACGATGTTGAGCAGAAATCCGCCCGGGGCGGCGGCGGCTGGGTCATCGAAACGCCCGGGCGGCAGTTCGTTTCCGATGAAGGGGTGAAGGGCTTTCTGATGGCGCCGGGCGGCGGTCGGCGCGTCGGGGTCGAGACCAAGGCAACGCTTACCAGCGCGGTGACGAATGCCGCCGGTTCGGTCGGGGATTCGGTTGTTGCGAGCCGCGATTCCGCGCTGACGCTTCCCCGGCGCAGCCTGTTCCTGCGCAACCTGTTGCCGGTCATCCAGGTGACCAGCGGCAGCGTCGAATATCCCAAGGTCAAGACGGTGAACAGCGCCGCCGCGACTGTCGCGGAAGGCGCGCTGAAGCCGGACTCCGATATGCAGATGGAACTGGTTACGGTGCCCATTCGCACGATTGCGCACTGGATGCTTGCATCGCGGCAGGTGCTGGATGACGCCCCGCAGCTGCAGGGCCTGATCGATAGCGAGCTGCTCTATGGCCTCGCCCTCGAAGAAGAGTCGCAGCTGCTCAACGGCGGCGGCACCGGCACCGACCTCAACGGCATCTACACCCAGGCAACCGCATTTGCAGCCGGGTCGAATACGGTGACTTCGCCAAACAAGATCGACGTCATCCTCTACGCCATGCTGCAGGGCGCGCTGTCCGACCTGCCGCCGACGGCGATCGTGCTGCATCCGAGCGACTGGACGAGTATGCGCGGGATCAAGGACGGGCAGGGCAAGTATCTGCTCGGGGATCCCGCTGCAGCGGTCGAGCCGCGCCTGTTCGGGCTGCCGGTGGTCGCAACCCAGGCGCAGACGGCGGGCTCTTTCCTGGTGGGAGACTTCGCCGGATCGGCGGTGCTTTATGACCGCTGGTCTGCGCGGGTCGAGCTTTCGACGGAAGACGGCGACAACTTCCGCAAGAACCTGGTGACCATCCTGGCGGAAGAGCGGATCGGGCTGGCCGTGAAGCGCACGGCAGGTTTCATCAAGGGCACCTTCAGCGGCGCGATCACTGACCTGACCTCGTAACCTGACTTGCCGGGCTGGGCCCGGCGCACAAGCCCCCGGGCTTTCGCCTTGGTCGGCGGAAGCCCTGCCCGGAGGTCTTTCAGGGTGTCGGCCTCCGGGCACCTTTCTTGGAGTATCCCGCATGGCTGTTCAAATCGGATCCCTGCTAATCAGCCTGGGGCTTGAGTCCGGGGCGTTCAAATCCGGGCTGGCCGATGCCGACAAGGAGCTCAAGAAGGCGACCCGCCGCATGGAAGCGGTGGGCAAGTCCATGCAGAACCTGGGCCAGCAGCTCTCGCTGGCCGTTACAGTGCCGCTGATCGCCATGGGCGCGGCGGCGGTGCGCGGCTTTCAGGAACAGCAGCAGGCCATGGCGCAGGTAGAGGCCGCGCTGAAGAGCATGGGCGGCGTCAGCGGAAAGACGGCAGCCGAGCTGGAAAAGGCCGCCGACGCTCTGGAAATGAACAGCCTGATCGATGCGGACGTGATCCTGAAACAGGTGACGGCGCAGCTGCTCACCTTCGGCAACATTGCGAATGCGGAATTCGACCGCGCGCAGCAGGCCGCGATCGACATGGCGACCCGCCTTGGAAGCGAGCCGCAAGCGGCGGCGATCCAGCTGGGCAAGGCGCTGAATGATCCAATCAAGGGCGTCTCTGCCCTGACGAAGGTTGGCATTCAGTTCACCGATGCGCAGAAAGCGCAGATCAAGGCGATGGTCGAGGTCAATAACGTCGCCGGTGCGCAGGGTATTATCCTGGGCGAGGTCGAGCGCCAGTTCAAGGGCGCGGCGAAAGCGGCCGCCGATACGTCGCCATGGCGGCAGGCGAAGGTGGCGATCGGACAGGCCGGGGACGAAGTAGGCAAGGCCCTTAACCCGTATGTCGAAATGGCGGCGAAGAAGATTGCCGAGCTGGCGCGCGCCTTCAACGAGCTGCCGCAAGGCACGAAGAACCTCATCATGGGAGCCGCCGCTGTCGGGGCAGCGCTGGGGCCGGTTATCTCGATCCTGGGCACGGTGGTTTCAGCGACCGCGCCCTTTACCGCCGCGATCGGCATGATCGGATCGTCGGGCGGCGTCATGGCGGCGGCGAGCGCTGCGATCAGCGGTCTAGGTGCTGCGCTTGGTCCTGTCCTGGTTCCCCTTGGCCTGGTCGCGGCTGCCGGGGCCGTGATCTATGCCAACTGGGACAAGATTGGCCCGGTGCTGGAAGAGCTGTGGACGACCGCGCAAAAGGTGCTCGGGCCGCCGCTGCAAGAACTGGTGACTAGCATCTCCGGCACGCTGCAAGAGCTCTGGAAGGGGCCGCTGGGTGAAGGGATTCGCATGGTGGTCAGCGCGCTTGGCGACCTGCTTACCGTGCAGCTGAAGGTGTTCGGCCCGGTGGTGATCGGAGTGCTGAAGGTGTTGGTTAGCTATCTGTCCAACACCTTCAAGGCGATCGGCGATGGCGCCCGTGCAATCAGCGCGCTTTTCAAGGGTGATTTCAGCACGGCGGCTGCTGCGATCGATTCGGCCATGAACCGCGTGTTCTTCGGACTGCCGCACAAGGTGCGGGATTCGGTCAAGAAGCTGGTCGAGGCCGTGCGCGAATGGATGGTCGACAAGCTCGATGCGGTTTGGGAATGGGTGCGCGGCAAGATCAAGGTGGTCGGCGATGCATTCTACAAGCTGTATGACGCGGTGGTCGGCCATTCCTATATCCCCGACATGGTTGACGGCATCGCGGCGCAAATGGCGCGGCTCGATGCGGTCATGGTCGACCCGGCGAAGAGCGCGACCGAACAGGCACGGCAGGCCTTCGAAGAGCTGGGCCGTGATGTGCAGCAAATCATGTCACGCCTGTTTCCCGAAGCCCGGGCGATCGCCGACCTTCGGGGCGAGCTGGGCTCGCTCGATCGGGGTATCGCTGCCGGCGGGGCCGGTGGCTATTCACCTGATCAGCTGCGCGCCGCGCGGCAGCGTCTGTTGCAGAATGCCGACCCGGCGACCCGTGCCGGGGTGGCTCTTCCGCTGTCCGACTATGTGAACCTCTACGGTGGCAGCCTTGGCCCGGATATGCAGCAAATCCAGGCCGAGCTCGACAACATCGGTAAGGCCGCGAACGACAACGCCGCCGGGATCGAGGTCGCGAACGTGCGGATCGTCAACAGCTTCAAGGACATGGTAGAGCAAACCATGTCGGCGATCGGCAAGCTGGGCGATGCGATCAAGGGCGGCGACTTTTTCGACATTCTCGACGGGCTGGTCGGGCTGGGCATCCAGCTGGGCAGTATCGGCTTGTTCGGCAAGGGTGCGCAGAACGCTATCAATGCGCCCAAGGCGTTCGCCCTGGGCACGAACTACGCCCCCGGCGGGCTGGCGCTGGTCGGCGAGCGGGGGCCGGAGCTGGTTAACCTGCCGCGCGGTTCGACGGTTACGCCCAATCACCGGCTTGGCGCGGGCGGTGTCACGAACAACTATTTCAGCGGCAACTTGATGACCCCGGAATTTTGGGCACGGATCCATGCTGGAGACGCGCAGGCCGCCCAGGCGGGGGTGCAGGGGGGCTTGCAGCAGCTGCGCTACATGAATTCCCGCCGCTGGGCTGGCTGAAGCCGGATTTGACCGCACGGGCGATGTGTGAAACAAGACGGGTCGAAGCAGGGGTGCAACCCTGCCTCGACCCTGACCAATCGACCTGTCTGGAGGTTTCATGGCTAATTCACCCGTAGGGGGCGGCGCGTCCCCGTTCAATGCCCTGCTTGGCGTTTCCGCAATCCACGATATCGACGCCGCGTTCTGGCAGGCGCACGCCGCATGGCGGGCGCTCGAAGACCAGTTCGAGGTTTACGGGGGCGAAACGGACGAAGACCCCGTAGCGGCTGCGCTACTCGATCGGGCAGACCTGGCTCGCGAGGCGATGTTCGCCGCGCCGGTCCAAACCGCGACCGCACTGCAAGCGAAGCTGGAAGCCTGCCGCGATGGCGACGCGGCAAGCGTGATCGACATAAAGGTCGGGGGCGTTCGAGTGTTCGAGCTGCTCGAGCGGGACTTGCGGCGCCTGGTTTCGCGCGAAACCGGGGCTTCAGCCGTTTGCTAAGAGCCTAATCGCGCGGCGTTCTACCCGGCACAAAGTGTGTGCACTTTTGTTGGGACGCTTTGCGGATTTTCCAGAAAACCTAGCAGGTTCAAGACCTTGCTAGGATTTTGTGGCTCCCCGAGTAGGATTCGAACCTACGACCAAGTGATTAACAGTCACCTACTCTACCGCTGAGCTATCGGGGAGCAGTCCGTGTGGACAGGAGCGCGCCTATAACAGCGCCGGAGAGTTTGGCAATACGCCCCGGCACGATTTTTTTGTCAGAACTGGAATTGTTCGGCAAAAATCCTCTCTTCCAGCGTCTTGCCGGGGTCGAACAACAGGGTCAGCTGCTGTGCGCGCGCGACCTTGACCTTCACGGCCAGGATGTCGCGCAGTTCCTTCTGGTCGGCGACGGCGGCGACCGGGCGCTTTTCGGGATCGAGCACGCGGAAGGCGATCTCGTAATGATCGGGCAGAATCGCCCCGCGCCAGCGGCGGGGGCGGAACGGACTGATCGGGGTGAGTGCCAGCATGGCCGAGCCAAGCGGGAGAATCGGGCCGTTGGCGGACAGGTTGTAGGCGGTCGAACCCGCCGGAGTCGCCACCAGGATGCCGTCGCAGGCCAGCGCCGGGATACGCACCTTGCCGTTGACCGACACTTCCAGCAGCGCGGTCTGGCGGGTTTCGCGCAGCAGCGACACCTCGTTGATCGCGCAGAAGGTCTGTTCGGTGCCGCTCCCGGTGGTTGCCGTCATCGACAGCGGCGTGACGGCGAGCGGCCTGGCACGGGCAACCCGTTCGGCCAGGGCGCGGTTCGACTTGGGCTTGTTCATCAGGAAGCCGACCGTGCCGAGATTCAGGCCATAGGCGGGGATCACCCGGCCCATGTCGAGCATCTGGTGGAGGACGTGGAGCATGTGCCCGTCGCCGCCCAGCACCACGGCTACATCGGCTTCCTCCAGCGGCACGAAATCGTGCGCCTCGGCCAGCGCGGCGGCGGCTTCTTCCGCCCGGGCGGTCTCCGATGGAAGGAGGGCGAGACGCAGGCTCTTGCTCATGGCAGCGGTGGATATGGGGGAAGGGCGGGTTTGGCAATCGCCGGATCGGCCCGGACGCCAACGCTTTGGTAGGCACTTGGGTGCTAGGCGGGCGGCCATGGAAGGCTTTGTGCGCGACGACAGCGATGACAGCCGCGATGCGGTGACCGGCCTGATCGGCCGCGAGGCTGCGCGTCGGCGCCTGGCGCAGTGGCTGGCGCGGGGGGAGCAGGCCCACGGCCTGGTGGTCGGCCTGCGCCGGTTCGATGCGGTCAACATCGCTTACGGCGCGGCGGTAGGCGATGCCGCGCTGGCCGAAGTCGCGATCCGGCTGAAGCACTTTGCGGGAGACGAACTGGAAGGTGGCTGGATCGCCGCGCGCAGCGGGGGCGGGCAGTTCCTTCTCCTGACCAGCGAGCCCTGCAGCCGCGAGCGCTGGCAAGTCGCCGCCGCAGGGTTGCTCGATGCGCTGGCCCGCCCGATCCCTTGCGCGGGCACCACGGTGCGGCTGTCGCCGCGCGGTGCGCTGCTGCGGGGGCTGGACGGGGAGAGCGCGGATTCGATGCTCGACCGGCTTGGCCACGCCCTGTCCAGCGTGATGGCCCATCCGGGGCGACGCCTGCTGTGGGCCGATGGCGAGGCGACCCGCGCCGGGCGCAGCGCCGCCCAACTGGAAAGCGACCTGCTGCGCGCGCTCGACGGGGATGAAATCGAAGTGGTCTACCAGCCGCAGTTCGGTTGCCTGGACGACCGCCTGGTGGGGGGCGAGGCGCTGGCGCGCTGGAACCATCCGCAGCTTGGGCGAATCGGCGCGGGCGCGCTGTTCGCGATTGCCGAGCGGGCGGACCACGTGGCCCAGCTTTCGCGCCACATCGCGCGGCTGGCGCTGACCGGGGCGCGGGGCTGGCCGATGGATCTGCGGCTGTCGCTCAATGTCACGCCCAGCGATCTGGCGCAGGGCGATTTCGCGGGCGATTTCGCGGCCCTGGCGGAAAGCTGTGGCTTTCCCGCCTGGCGGCTGACGCTGGAAGTGACCGAGCAGGTGCTGCTGGCCGACGCGGCCCACGCGGCGCAGGTGCTGGGGCGGCTGACCGCGCGTGGCATGCGCGTGGCGCTCGACGATTTCGGGGCGGGGTTCTGCAACTTCCGCTATCTCAAGCTGCTGCCGCTTCACTACCTCAAGCTCGACCGGGCGATGATCGACGGGATCGCGGGCTCCTCACGCGACCTTGCCGTGCTGCGCGCGATCATCGCCATGGCCGGGGCGCTGGAGCTGAAAGTGATCGCGGAAGGCGTGGAAAGCGAAGCCCAGCGCGCGCTGGTCGCGGCCGAGGGCTGCTCCAGCTATCAGGGATTCCTGCGCGCCCAGCCGCTCAGCGCGGAGGACTTCGCGGCGCTGGCGGAGGCGCGGTGAGTTCCGACTAGCCTGGTAATGTCTCCGTTCGGGTCGAGCGCAGTCGAGACACCTTGGCGCCAGCGTGTCTCGACTGCGCTCGACCCGAACGGAACCTGGAAGGCGGGGGCGGGCGGGCCTTAGCCCTTCGCCTTGCGCGCAATCCCGCTCAGCCCCTTGGTCAGCTGGAACAGGCCGTTGAGCCGCGCTTCGGCGCTGCCCCAGGCGCGGGTGACGGCGATCTTGCTGTCGGGGCGCAGCTTGATCGTGCCTTGCAGGCGCTCGGCATAGGCGATCAGGCCGGCGGGATCGGGGAAGCGGTCCTCGTGGAAGCTGACGAGGGTGCCCTTGGCGCCGACGTCGATCTTGGCGATGTTCGCCTCGATTGCCTGGCGCTTGATCTGGATGAGCTTGACGAGGTTCGCGGTCGGCGCGGGCAGGGGGCCGAAGCGGTCGATCATTTCCGCCGACAGCGCCTCGATCTCGCGCGTGTCCTCGGCATCGTTGAGGCGGCGGTAGAGCGCCATGCGCACCGCAAGGTCCGGCACGTAGTTTTCCGGAATCATGATCGGCGCATCGACCGTGATCTGCGGCGAGAGCGCGTGGCGTTCCTTGGCCAGCCCCATGTCGCCCGCCTTGGCGGCGAGGATCGCGTCCTCCAGCATCGACTGGTACAGTTCGAACCCGACCTCGCGGATGTGGCCGGACTGTTCATCGCCAAGCAGGTTGCCCGCGCCGCGAATGTCGAGATCGTGGCTGGCGAGCTGGAAACCCGCGCCCAGCGAATCGAGATCGCCCAGCACCTTCAGCCGCTTTTCCGCCACTTCCGACAATTGCGTGTCGGCGGGCGTGGTCAGGTAGGCATAGGCGCGCAATTTCGAGCGCCCGACCCGCCCGCGCAGCTGGTAAAGCTGGGCGAGGCCGAACCGGTCGGCGCGGTGGATGATGATCGTGTTGGCGGAAGGGATGTCCAGCCCGCTTTCGACGATGGTCGTAGCCAGCAGCACTTCGTACTTCTTCTCGTAGAAGGCGCTCATCCGCTCTTCCACTTCGCTGGCCGCCATCTGGCCGTGGGCGCTGACGTGGCGGATTTCGGGCACGAATTCGCGCAGCCAGGCCTCCACAGCCTCCATGTCGGCGATGCGGGGGACGACGATGAAGCTCTGCCCGCCGCGGTGGTGTTCGCGCAGCAGGGCCTCGCGCATCACCATGTCGTCCCATTCCATCACGTAGGTGCGTACCGCCAGGCGGTCGACCGGCGGGGTCTGGATGGTGGACAGCTCGCGCAGGCCCGACATTGCCATCTGGAGCGTGCGCGGGATCGGCGTGGCGGTGAGGGTGAGGACGTGGACGTTGGAGCGCAACTGCTTCAGCGCCTCCTTGTGGCCCACGCCAAAGCGCTGCTCCTCGTCGACGATGACCAGGCCAAGTTGCTTGAACTTCAGTGTTTTGGACAGCAGCGCGTGGGTGCCGACCACGATGTCCATGGTGCCCTCGGCCAGCCCTTCGCGGGTGGCCTTGGCTTCCTTTTCCCCGACGAGGCGCGACAGCCGCCCGACCTTGAGCGGGAAGCCCGCAAAGCGCTCTGAAAATCCGGTGAAGTGCTGGCGCGCCAGCAGGGTGGTGGGGGCGATCACCGCCACCTGGTGCCCGGCCATCGCCGCGACGAAGGCGGCGCGCAGCGCGACCTCGGTCTTGCCAAAGCCGACATCGCCGCAGACCAGGCGGTCCATCGGGGTGCCTGCGGCAAGGTCTTCCAGCACGTCCTCGATCGCGCGTTCCTGGTCCTCGGTCTCGGCCCACGGGAAGCGTTCGGAAAACTGGTCGTAGCTGGCCTGTTCGACGGGAAGGATCGGCGCCTGGCGCAGCGCGCGCATGGCGGCGGTGCGCAGCAACTCGTGCGCAATCTCGCGGATGCGTTCCTTGAGCCGGCTCTTGCGCTTTTGCCAGGCCTCGCCCCCCAGCCGGTCAAGCGCGACACTTTCTGCATCGCTGCCATAGCGGCTGAGGACGTCGATGTTCTCGACCGGCACGTAAAGCTTGTCGCCGCCCGCATATTCCAGCGCTACGCAGTCGTGCGGGCTGTCGCCCACGGGGATCGATTGCAGGCCGATGTAGCGCCCGATCCCGTGGTCCATGTGGACGACGAGATCGCCGGGGGTGAGCGCGGACAGTTCCGCGAGGAAGGCATCCGCGCCCTTGCGGCGCCTTTTGCGGCGCACCAGCCGGTCGCCCAGGATGTCCTGTTCGGTGACAAGCTCGATGTCATCGTTGGCGAACCCGGTTTCGAGCGGCAGGACCAGCGCCACCGGCGCGCCCTTGGCGGCGAGTCCCAGCGCTTCCTGCCAGGTATCTGCCATGACCGACACCGGCCCTGCCGCTTCGCCCAGGATCGCT